GAAGAAGAAGACCTTGCTCGACGGGAAGCCCTGAGATGGCGCACTGCTATTCCGTCAGCCTCCAGATCGGCGACACCGAGCAGGAGATCTGCACCCTGGTGCCCGGGAACGGAGATCTCCGCGACGAGGTGGCGGCGGCGCAGAAGGAAGACCGCTCGCCGCGCAAGCCCACCGACGAGGAGATCGACCGCGCCCTCGCGTTCCATCTGAAGCATCACCGCCACGACGCCCCGGACGACCGGAAGCGGACGCTGATCGAGCGGGACCGCCGCGAGGAGGACTAACGCCATGGGGGGGCAGCAGATGCCGATCCAGCCACCGCCGATGTCGCCGACCTCGATCTCGTACCAAGACCCTCGGACGGGGACGTGGATCTGGAACCCGCAGACGAACGAGGCGTGGCGCATGGGCAGTTCGGGCGGGGAGCATATGCCCGTCACCGACCAGCCGGGACGCGGCCAGTTCAGTCAGCTCCCGCCCGACATCCAGAAGACGATGCGCTCCCAGTACGACACGATGCAGATGCTCCTCCATCCCCCGGAGTTCTCGATGGAGTTCCCCGAGATCGAGCTCCCGGACTTCTCCAAGGAAGCCCGGGACCGCGAGGCGAGCGAGAGCCGCGCCAAGACCGCGAAAGCGGAGCGGCAGCGCCATGGACGCCGCGCCTCGATCCTCACGGGACCGGCGGGGCTGACGACGCCGGCCCCGGTCGGCAAGAAGACGCTGCTGGGCGAATGATGCACGACGGCGGCGAAGAGTCGTTTGATTCCCTAGGTGCGATGCCTGCACCCCAGCCGAGAGTCACCGATTCCGTCGCCGCCGCCACGCGCAGGATACCCTAGATGCCCGCCACGCAATACGGCACCCCGACGGCGACCAACGGCACGGTCGCACAGACACGGTCCACCGACTCGACGCCAGTCCCGTCGGTCGCCCCGGGGGCCGACCTCCGCTCGCTGGTGAAGCGCTTCACGCGGCTCCTCGATCAACGCCGCAACTGGGAACCGCTCTGGCAGGAGATCTCGGAGTTCCTGCTGCCGCGCAAGTCGAACGTGACGGTGCGGCGCACGCCGGGGTCGCGGCAGACCCAGCGCCTGTTCGATTCGACGCCGATTCACGCCAATGAACTGCTGGCGTCCTCGATGCAGGGCGCGTTGACGAGCGCGGCCTCGCAGTGGTTCCGGCTCCGCACGCGGGACGATGCCCTCCTGGAAGACCCGGACGTGCGCTACTGGCTGGAGGATGTCTCGCGGCGGATGTACGCCGCGATGCAGGCGTCCAATCTGAGCGCGGAACTGCAGGAGGTCTACCTCGATCTGGGCGCGTTCGGCGTCGGGTGCCTCCTCCTGGAGGAACAGGTCGCGGAGCGGAACGGGTTCAACGGGCTCCGCACGCAGGCGCTGGCCGTCGGCGAGTACGTCGTCGCGGAGGCGCCCGACGGGCGGGTCGATACGGTGTTCCGCCAGATCGAGTGGCCGGCGCGAGGCGTGATCGACCGGTTCGGGGCGAACGCCGGCCCGCGCATCGCCAAGGCGGCGGCGGACGATCCCGACCGCGTCGTGAAGCTCGTCCATGCCGTGCTACCGCGCAAGGGGCCACGCGGCGGGATGCAGACGGCGCGACGGATGCCGTGGGCATCGGTCTACTTCGATCCCGACACGCCGCACCTGGTGCACGAGTCCGGGTTCCACGATTTCCCCTACTGCGTGCCGCGCTGGACGAAGACCAGTGGGGAAACCTACGGGCGGGGCCCGGGGCACACCGCGCTGCCCGACGTGCGGACCTTGAACCGCGCCGTGGAGATGACGCTCCAGGCCTGGGCCAAGGCGATCAACCCGCCGATGAAGGTGCTCGACAACGGGGTGCTGGGTCCGGTGCGCCTCACGCCCGGAGGGCTCAACTCGCTCCGCAACATGGACGCGCTCGCACCCATCGAGTTCGGCGCGAAGTTCGATGTCGGGCAGATCAAGGAAGAGCAACTGCGGCAGGCGATCCGGGAGACGTTCTTCAACTCGCAACTCCAACTCCCCTCGGGCCCGATGATGACGGCCACGGAAGTGGAGCGGCGATACGAGCTGATGCAGCGCATCCTCGGCCCGACGCTGGGCCGGCTGGAGTCGGAGCTCCTCGGCCCGATGATCGAGCGCATTTTCGGGCTGATGCTCCGGGCTCGCGCCTTCCCGCCGCCGCCTGACACGCTGCTCCGGGCCGCCGCGCAGGCCGGCGGGGATCTCGATATCGCCTACGAGGGCCCGCTCGCTCGCGCTCAGCGGAGCCATGTGATCGACAGCGTGTCCCGCCTCTACCAGTACGTCATGCCGATTGCCCAGGTCGCGCCCCAGGCGCTCGACAACCTAGATCACGACGAAGCGGTGCGCGTGGCCGGCGAGGCGTCGGCGGTCCCGACCCGGGTGATCCGCGACCGGGCCGATGTCGAGGCGATGCGGGCGGCGAAGGCGAAGGGCATGGCCGAGCAGGAGCAACACCAGAAAGACATGGACACCGCCGAGGCGATGGGGAAAGCGGTTCCCGCGATGTCGGCGGTCAAAGACCTCCAGCCCGAGCCGGCAGCGATCTGATGGACGTGCGGCTCGAGATCCGCCGGGACCGGCTCGCCGCGTACGAGCGGATTCCCGACGAGGTGCTGGACGATCTGATCGACACGGAGATTTACGCCCTCTCTTATACCAAGGGCGATACGCACCACACCGCGATGCTGGAGGGCCGGAAGGGGCTGGTGCTCGACATCAAGGCCCGCCGCGAGCTCGCCCGCGACCGGGAGCGGTTTGCGGCAACGTTCACGTCCCTCGCCCAGGAGGACTCGCCCGATGGCTGAGACCCCGACCGCGCCCGCCCCCGCGCCGCCGGCGCCCGCGCCCGAGGTCACCCAGAGCACGGCGGCCCCGCCCGCCGCCCCGGCGTCGGACTGGGCGAAGGACATTCCGAAGGAGTACGCGAACGAAGCGGTCTGGTCGCGCTTCCAGGGGAAGCCCGTGGGCGAGGTGCTGAAAGCGTACGCGGAGGCGAACCGGTTCATCGGCGGCGCGATCAAGCTCCCCGGCAAGGACGCGAAACCGGACGAGGTCGCGGCGCTCAAGACGAAGCTCGTTGGCGCGGGGGTGATCGAGGCCCCGCCCGCGAGCCCGGACGCGTATCAGGTGACGCCGCCGACGAACCTCCCCGAGAACGCGCAGTGGAACCCCGAGGGGCAGAAGGCCTTCCTCCAGAACGCGCACAAGCTCGGACTCTCGCAGACCCAGGTGCAGGGCGTCCTCGCGTGGTACGGCGATTACATGGGCAGCACGCTCAAGCAGGAAGGTATGGCCCAGGAGGAAGCGGTCGGCAAGCTGAAGACCGAGTGGGGGCCCCTCTTTGAGAAGAAGGTCACGCTCGCGTCGCGGGCGATCCGCGAGGTCGGCGGCGACGAGGCGCTCCAGTTGCTGAACAGCCGGGGTCTCGGGAACGATCCCGTGATCGTGAAGATGTTCGCCGCCATCGGCGAGCAGCTCGCGGAGGATCACTTCATTCCGGGCCACGTCGAGGGCGTGCTCACGTCCGAGGATGCCCGCAGCCAGATCAACAAGATCATGAACGATCCCACCGACCTGTACCACGGGACGCACGCCGGGAAACCGGGCCATGCGGAGCGGGTGACGGAGGTGGGCGACCTGTTCCGACTCGCCTATCAAGGATAGGTCGGGTTCGCGCCGGGGACTCCAGCGGTCGGCTGGACCCGGCTGACGCCCGGAACAGACGGGCGGGCGCGGCTCCCGCGAAAGTCCGCAGGCGGCTCCTGATGCCCAGGGCAACCCGCCGATGATCGCGGTTCGACATCGGAGGAGTGCCCGACGTGAGTTTCGAGATTCCGGTCGCCTTCGTCCAGCAGTACAAGAACAACGTGATGTACCTCGCGCAGCAGAAGAAGTCGAAGCTGCGCGAGTGGGTCCGGGTCGAAGATGTCGTCGGCAAGGCCTACTATTTCGAGCGGATCGGCCCGACCGAGATGGTGCAGCGGGTCACCCGCCACGGGGACACGCCGCTCGTCTCCACCCCCCATTCCCGTCGGCGCGTCACGCTCGATGACTGGGAGTGGGCGGATCTGGTGGACAACCAGGATCAGATCCGCCTCCTGATCGATCCCGCCAGCCATTACGCCATCAACGGCGCGAAGGCGGCGGGCCGGCGCTGGGACCGCACGATCCTGGCGGCGGCGCTGGGCACCTCGTATGCCATGGACGCCAACGACGCGGCGTCCGGGATCACGCTCCCGGGGGCCCAGGTGGTCCCGGTCGGCACCACCGGCCTGACGATGGCGAAGATTCGCACCGCGAAGTTCATCTTCGATGATGCCGACGTGGACGAGGAAGACCGCGTCTTCGTCGCCTCCCCGAAGGGGATGCAGCAACTCCTGACCGACAACACCGTCACCTCGACCGACTTCAACACCGTCAAGGCGCTGGTGGACGGCACCATCGCGGATCGGCGGTGGATGGGCTTCCACTGGATCACGTCCTCTCTGTTGCCCAAGACCGGCAACGTCCGCAGCAACGTGGCGTGGCAGAAGGACGGGATGGGGCTCGGGTTGGGGAAAGACGTGATGACGAGAATCGGCGAGCGGCCCGACAAGTCGTACGCGACCCAGGTCTACCTCTGCCTGACGATGGGTGCCGTCCGCGTCGAGGAAGCCCGCGTCGTCCAGATCGACATCGACGAGAGCGTGTAGGGAGGACGCGAGATGCCTAACGTCTACAGCGATCAGTATCAGACCCAGTACGTCTCGGTGCCGTCGGCCCCGGTGAAGGCGAACGAGAACGGCAAGGTGCGGGCCAAGTTCTTCAACCTGAACACCACGGCGGACCCGGTCAACAGCGGGGACACGATCTTCCTCGGCAAGCTGCCGCCGGGGGCGCGGATTCTGGGCGGCTCCCTCGCGTTCGGCGCGATGGGGGCGGGTGCGACCCTCGCCATCGGCGTGGCGGGGACGACCGGGAAGTACCTCGCGGCGACGAGCGTCGCCGCCGCCGGGAAACTGGCGATTGCCGACACCGTGGCCCTCGGCTTTGGCGAGGAGCTCCTGGCGGAAACCACGCTCATTGGCACGGCGGCGGGCGCGAACTACGCCGCCGCGCAGGATCTCAAGGGCTACATCCTGTACGTCGTGGATTAAGCCGGACGTGACGGCTTGATCCGCGTTGGCGCGTCGGGGGTCTGGCTGAGGTCTGGGCTCCCGGCGTGTCCGACGGGGCCACACAGAGGAGAGTGCGATGGCTGAGGTGACACACAAGTTCGTCTCGCCGTACAGCGAGGCCGCCGATCCCACGGTGGTCGATGGGGCGGCGTGGAACGACGGGCACCGGATCAGTGGCGGCACGCTGGGGCAGCTCCTCGTCGCCGATCCGACCGCGCCGTCGGGCGTGGTCTTCCGCGATCCCGAGGACGTGAGCACGGGCGTCGCATATCCCCTCCTCGCGCCGGATGGGGCGCTCGCCGCGCCGTCCTATGCGTTTGCCGCCGCCCCCGGGATGGGGATGTTCCGTGATCCTGGGCCGGGACATCTCACGCTCGTCGGGGCGGATGGGGCGACGTTCAATCTCATCACGGAAGACGATCCCGATTGGGGCCTCACGGGGTTCACGGTCTCGGATGCGCTGGGGGGATACCTGGGATTCGGGACATGGGCCGATCCCGCGAGTCACACGGCCCTGATGTTCGGCGGGCCGGGGGCGCAAGGCTTTGAAGCCGTGGTGGATGTGCCAGTCAATGATCGCATCCTGCTTCGCGCCACCGGCAATCTCGATCTGACGGCGCGGATGTCGGCGGCGCCACATACGGAATGGACATGGCGGTTCGCGACCGACGGCACCCTCAGGCCGGCAGGGCCGATCCTCGCGCCGGATGGGACGCTCGCCGCGCCGTCGTACAGCTTCGCGACGAATCCCGGCACGGGATTGTATACGTTGGGATTCGGCTCCATCGCGATCGCGCAGGGCGGCGCGACCACATGGACATGGAACGCGGCGGGCGCGTTCCAACCGAATGTCGATAACGCGGTCGATCTGGGAACGGACATCAAGCGCGTCCGCTCCCTCTACGCCGGTACGTCCCTCCTCGCCCCGGTGGTGGACTTTCCCACCGGAGCCGCGCCCGCCACCCCCGCCGCCGGCCACGTCGTCACCTACGCCAAGACCGACAAGAAGCTCTACCAGAAGAACGACGCCGGCCTCGAAACGGCGCTCGGTGGCGGCGGCAGCGTGACCTATCCGCTCCTCGCGCCGGATGGGACGGCGGCGGCCCCGTCCTTTGCCTTTGCCACTGTACCCGGCAGTGGAATGTATTCAGCGGGAGGGAATCCCGCGTTCTCCACTGCTGGAAATACGATTGCCTATGTGACAGTGAACGGGCTGAGTGTCAGCGCCCTGGATGTTGGCACTAGCAATGACACGTTCCTTCGCCGCGACGGCGCCGGCATCCTCGG